GGGTTATTTATGCTGGTGGTAAGATATTATAGTACGATACAGGTGCACCAACAAATCCCATTAGAGTGAAATCCTCACCAGCGGCCACGAAAGACTGAACAACTGTTCGTTCAGTAGTTGGTGCTGATGTAGCCACCACTGAGAAAGTGTCACCTCCAGGATATGCATTGGCCAAAGTGTTCGTATTAACCAATGCAAAATCACCTTTAGTCTTGGAAAATCTTAAATTGGTGGCAAATGGTATCTCAACCTCTAGAGCATCCTGAGATCTATTTTGTGTCACAGCTCCACCTCCACTAAATAATTCATTAGGTACCAAGTACCCTCTTGCCATTATTGAGTTACTGTCTGCAATGGCAGAGTGATATACATAATTTGTTACATAATTTACTGCCGATTGAATCAAAGGTTCACCAGTTGCTCGAGTTGCTGATAGAGTTGCTTGTTCGGAAGCAGGGAGAAACTTCCAACGAACACTGCCTCGCCATCCAGCATAACCTCTCTTAAGATAATTGATGTAGGAACTTCCTACATAATTATATGGATTAGTTGCTGCAGTCACATCTACACCATCTGTTGCAAAACCTGGTGCATAGGGCATCTGTCTCCAGAGTACCCTGACTACACATTGAGCAGCGCTCGGGCTATTGTAACTGAAAGTTCTGTAATAAGTATAACGTTTTAATAATTGACGGAAAGAAACAAATTTCTCACCATAATAAATCAAGGGTTTTTCTAAAGGCATAATATGTACATTAGTAGTTAAATCAATAGATTGAGATTTCTGCTCAGGAGCATTTTCTTCTGTTGGTACAATTTCTGTGGCAGTAGATGACTGAGGTTCAATATCAAACATATCGTAAGATAAAGTTGATGGTGAAGATTCGGCAATTGGAGCATAAGGAGAAACATTAATGTTATCTCCCTTTGGATTTGCTACTTCAAAATCATCACCAGCGGAAATTGATACAATAATTTTGATACCAGAAGTACCATCAGGTACTACCAATTCATTAACCACACGTGCATACCACACACCATTTGTGTAATTAGGTAAACCAGTGCGCGTTTCTGGAGTGGTTGAAGTATAAAAAGTGCGTGATGAACTAGCATCAACAAACTGGTAAGCACGGTCCTGCTGCCATTTTACATCTAATGTAAAATCACGTCCTTCAGCTAAATCAATAATCGTATTAAAAGTAGTATTATAGGGATCACCAGTTAAAGGACCTGTTGGATCATAAATAATTGCAACTCTTCCTCTATGGTATTGGGAAGCTATAACTTGAAATCTATATTTCAGTGTTCCTGACCAAACTGCGAAAGGACGTGTAGCAAAAGCTAATGAAGTAGGAATGATAGCCGTTCCACCAGGAACTGCCGCATATCTTTCTACCATAGGATCAACATCCATAGCAAATAAAGTTGTATCTACAGCATCAGTAACGTCCCAATCGAAAGTTGTAACATATGATTCCTTGGTGGTTAAATACTGTAAAGTCAATTCATCCGTTGCTTCCAACTCACAAATAGTAGGATCAACACTTAACTCTTGTTTACCTGTCATAGTCAATTTTTGGCTAGTATCAGCACCCTCAATGAGAGCCAAACTGCTAACAGGATAATTACGCATGGGCATAACATCACCCGTTTGAGCTGGTTTTGAATAGCCAAAAAGACGTGCTATACGAGATACAGCACCAGCACCTATGTGAGTAGCTAGAGCTAACTTTCCTATAACAGGTACAGATTGTAATTTCCCAGCTACATTAGCTACTGCTGACGCAGGTCCGGAGATGACACCTGAATCGTTATATTCATCTGACTGTGGTTCAAGATTAAACATATCGAAAGAAACATCTGACGGTCCTGATAAGGAAACAGCAGACATTGTAGGACCTGTTAATTTAACATTTATCATTTCGGCAAATACTGTAATGGTAACTGAATCAGTGCCCCCGTTAATTTGATTAAGTGCTGCAAAAGAATCAATATTAAGAGTACCAATACTGGCAGTGGAAAATAAGGGATTGGTTAATGAAACGTAATTAGTAGGGAGAAAGAAAGGTAAGCACAAACAGCCACTCTTGTTAGTTGACACATTTAAAAACAAATGTGGTCGTTGAGATCGAGTAATCAACTGGGTGTCACCCCCAATTGTTACTAAACCAGTACCAGCATTTAAATAATTATATGATGCTAACATAAGTCCAGCATGAAATGGTGTACCATTTACATAAAAAGTAATCTTCAAATCACCCTTAATAAGTTGATAATTTTGTAACTTATTTGATACAGCTGCATTGGCTAGAAACAAACTCCAAGGTGTCAAATTTTGTGAAAAATGAGCACCAACAGCCCATGTATATGTGGCTATTTGTACTTTCCTCTTCAAGAAATTTGAAATATCAGCATCTGATGAAAAAGCATCATCTAATGATAAAGGCTTGGAATTTGATCCTTCAATGAGTGTATGCATCGAGCTTGATGCATGTACATTAGTAGTAGTACTACTACTAGATTGTGTTTCTAAAAGAAACATGTCCACAGATACCTTCTGCGGAAGGAGTAGGTTACTACCATTTTTGTTTAAGCATTCCATGATGTCTTAACATAAAGCCTATTACAGCCGGTTAGTTTTAATTCCATACGATTGAGCTTTACTAACATGATCTCAACGACATACAAATT